GGCTCCCCCACGTCGAGATGCCGATGGCGTTGTCTCCGATCACGTAGCCCATCAGATGCGGGCGTAGTAGTATTGCGCCGTGTCCGTTCCCAGCTTGATGCGGTCGCCCCAGAGGGAGCCGGTTACGTATTGGTCGACCGAGTAGACGCCGCCCCCTAGCGCGTTGACCTTGGCCAGAAGCACGTAGCCGTAGGTATCCGAATCAGCAGGCAAAGCCCCACCCGTATTGAACACCGTCGGATAGGGGTCGTCTGGATCGTAAGGAGTAATCGGGGCCGTAGCCGGGAAGGCGTTGGTCGAAGGGTCGGGTCCGGCTCGCAGGTAGACGAAGCAGGAAGAGGTGGACGCAAAGTCGAGGACGAGCTTGTAGCCCGTGGTCAGGTCGTCGAGATACTCGAACACTTCCTCCGTCTCGTTGTAGACCTGAGGCATCAGGTTGTTGAACGTGCCAGGGCAGATGTCGTAAGTGACATAGGTCACTTCCCCTTCTGTGACCTCTTGCACGTTCTTGACCTTGAACGGCGTGCAGACGTCCTGCCCTGACCCGTCATATAGGTCGAAGAACTCCTTCTGGATGCCGATGGTCGACTGATTGTTGGTCGTCTGGAAGACGTAGCCGTCGCCGTTTCGGATAGCCATGGTTAGACGGTGGTGGCGTAGTAGACCTTGCGGCTCCAGCCTTCGTTCGTATAACGGACCTCGTAGGAGATCTTAAGCACCGACCCGGCATAGCGTTCGATGTTCGCGTTAGAGAGGAGGAGCTTGGGACCGAACTCGCCGTCCCCGCTGGCGCCCACATATGAGGGGATGATTGAAATGGCGAACTCGCCGCCCCAAGTGCCGTTGTTTGAAGACGCTCCGAGCAGGTCGACGAACTTGGCAGGAGCAAGCGTGTCGGTCGTGTAGAAGAAGCCAGAGAAGGTCGTGGTCGGCGTCAGGTAGTTGGTCTTTCCGTAGAGCTCGCGGACTGTCGGGTCGACGAACCCGATGAAGCGGCCACCGCTGGCTTTCTCGAAGCACGCGCCGTTGTCGCCGATGCGGGACTTGACCGGGCTTCCCGTCGGACCTTTGACCGTGGGGCCTAGGTCGCTCTCTGGGTAATTGGGCGGGTCGCCAGGGGCTGCCGTTCCTCGTCCAGCGATAGGGCCTTCCCAGCCGGCGGCTTGGTCGAGGAAGTTGATGTGGGTCGTGATGTTCTCGGAGCCGAGCGAGTTGCTCGCGATCATCTGCGGGTACGTGTAGTTGCTCCCCGTATAGGTCGTGTCGATGCCGACATAGTCCACGCTGATGGTGGCGATGTTCAGGGCGTCATAGGTCACGCCTACCTTGTGCGCCTTCATGTAGGAGTAGGACGCGTCAGGGTGCGACGAGCCGATGACGGCCACGTTGAAGTTGCCGTCCTTGTCCGACTTGAAGACACAGGTACCTGTCATCAGGCCGAAGCCGTCGCCTTGCACCTTCCAGCCGGGCTGGAGGAGGGCGTTCTCAAGGGTGTTTCCGTTGTCGATGCGTGCCATGTTCGTAGATTAGAGGGTGGACATCATGGAGGCGCTGCGCTGGGACTTGACTTCAGTCTTGGTGAAGTCGTCGGGCGCAGCGGTTTCTCCCTTGTTCGCGATCTTGTCGAGCAGTTCGGTCTGCTTCTTGGCTTCGGTCAACGTGTCGTCTAGAGCCTGAAGGACAGGGTTGGCGCCGACGCCTACTACATTGGAGAATCCTTCGGGTGCACGAAATGAGTTTTCCTTGGTAGCCTTTTCGGCCTCAAAGAACGCTGCGTACTTCTTTCCTTCAGGGCTCGCAAGGAATGCCTGAAGAGCCATCCTCTGAATCTCCTCATTTCGTTTGAGGATATGTGGGCTTCCTGCGCCTCCATCAGAACCTCCATAACGACGCTTAATTTTACGGCCTTCCTCAGTTTCTTCCAAGAAGCGAAGAGTCATTTCTTCGCGGCCTGCCTTGACCTCACGTTCTTCTTTTTCGCGCTCATCCTTAGCCTTGAAGAAGGCGGCCATCTTGGACTCTTCATCAGTGGCAAGTTTTGTCCTTCCCTCTGCGATTCGGTTAAGACCATCTGTGGCAAGCTGCCTTGCCTCGGCGATGGAGTTGCCGACAAAGGCGATGATGCCCGAGATGATGGCAAGGGGTCCGGCGAAGGACAGGAAGACGGAGGAGATGGTGTTTCCGAACGCCTTGCCGATCTTGTCGAACTGCGACCCTACGGTTGACGTTGCCTTAGCCGTCGTCTGCTCAACGGCACCGCCTGCCGTGCCGACCTTGACGGTAGCCGCACGCTTCTCCAGGCTGGTGATGGCTTCCTTCGCGCGGTCGACCGCCTGCGGGACTTCGGACGTAGCCTTGATCTGGACTTCAAGAGATTGGGCCATCGGTTGTAGGGGGGCTTTCCTTTGCTAGATTGGAAGCAGCCTCATAGGCTTCCTTGGCTTCCTCGGACTCCATGAAGGCTTCCTCCTCCGGGGACATCACGGAGACGTCGGCGCCGTTACGAACCCCAAAGGCCGTGTTCAGCCAGATGGCTTGGCACTCTGGCATCTCCCATGCACGCTGTTCCGGGATGCCATTGGCAATCAGGTTGGTCACGATGGCTAGAGGCCACGGGATTCCCTTGCCGCCCCCGCCCTTGGTCTTGGATTGCTCCCAGAACTTCGGCCAATGCCGGACAAGGATGTAGGACGAGAAAAGGGTCAGCAGTCGCTGGAACTCCTTGGGGTCACGCTCGAGCCTGATGACCCGCCAGGTGTCCGCGATGCCGAACTTCCCGATCGGCTCCTCGGCGCACAGCTTGACGGCGAGGATGAGGTCGGCTGGCGTGATGTCGCGATGCCCGTCGATAAGCGGGGAGGAGAAGGCTTCCAGCCGCACGCGGTACTTCAGGCACCACGGGTAAAGAGTTCGACCCAGAAACCTGAAAGGCGCTGGGTCGATATAGGCACTTAGGAAGCGGCGGTCCACTCCTCTTATGCTACCCCCTTTGCGGGGGTGTCAATTACACGTAGGTGATGCCTTCGAAGTCGACAGCCGTGATAGTCACGGAAGTGAAACCCTTATTGGTTCCCTTGTCGTCGATCTTCGTGATCACGCCGGCGAAGGACGCGGAGGCCGAACCCGAGGGGTAGGCCGAAGCGGTGTTCACCGTGAAGGAGATGGTCGCGCCGAGCGTCGGCATCGATGAGGTCTTGGCGATGCCTTCGATGGTGATTTCGCTCTTACGGTCATCCATGCGATGGGTCTTCGTGATGCCCGTCTCATCGACAACCATGGCGTCCGAATTGAAGGAGGACGACAGGCTGTAGCTCTGGACGAAGAGGTTGGTGACAGTGCCCGCCACTCCGTAGAGGCAGGTCGTTCCGTTGGAGATGGCGGCCATTTGTATTTGCCCCGATTGGAATTAGGCCGGAGGCAGGACGACTAGCACCTCGTAGCCGAATGAGGTTGCCCAGGAACGCTCGTCGATACCTTCGTCCTCGGACATGATGGAGACGTCATAGCAGGAAGCGTCCCCACCCGTGGTGAACGCGGCTTGGATGCTGGTCAGGTCCCTCATGTTGCCGGACAGGGCGGCGCATCGGGCGCGGTGATCGGCGAGGGTCGTGTCGTCCGCGTTGGAGAAAAGGGTGATGCGGACGGAGCAGTTGTAGTTGCCCAGCCCTTCGGGGAGGTCACCAGGAGCCCGGGCCGCGTCGCAGAGGACGACCGCCTTTGGCAGGGTCTGGGTCACGGCGCTGTCGCCCGTCAGGAATTGGACGGAGGTCAGCCCGGTCTGGGCGGAAAGGTAGGTGGAAAGGGTTTCTTCCACGATGTGGCGGATGCTCTTGGTGCCCATGGTTATTGTTTGTTAAAGTTGTCGATGTCCTGCTGGAGCAGTTTGCGGATGCGCTTAGGCATCTGCTTGACGCGGTTGCCGTAGACTAGGCCGAGGACGTTAGCCTGGTCGGCGATGCCGTTGATGTTGCCGTCAGCGTTGAAGATGATGATGTCCACGTCCTTGTCAGAAGACGAGATGGTATTCTTGCCCTGCACGGTCTTGTGGCGGGTAATCCATGTGGCCTTGAGCAACTTGACGCCGAAGTCCTTCGGGACGCCGTTGATGACGGGCTTTGGAAGGGTACGAAGGCACATGGCCCAGCCGGACTTGATGGCACCGACCGTCTTCTGCCTCTGCATGACGTAGCGGTTCAGCTGCTCTTTCTCTTCGGCGACGAAGCGGCTCATCTTGGGGATACCGCTGACGTTTCGTCCGGTCTTCCATAGTCGGCCACCTTCGCGCTGATAGATGGGCTTATAGACACCATGGATTTCTGAGATGGACTGAAGGCTCGCCTGGTTTAGCGACTCATTGGCCACCTTGTTTCCAATCTTGTTGAAGTAGTTGCGCAGCTTCTTGAAGCCCCAGGGAGTGCCGAAGCCATTGTAGCGGTCGGACAGCATACGGGCTAGGAAGCCGTTTCCGTTGAGGATGGGCGAGTTCTTCGCGGCCACCTTCCAGAAAAGCGAAGAGTTGTCGCTCAGGGCGAGGGAGCCTAGGCGCTTGACCACCCGGGCTCGCTGGGTGTCCTTGGTGCCCCCTGTCATCGGGACGACCACCTTGCCCACGTCTCTGTCGATGGCCTGCTCGCCTGCCTTCTTCGCAGCTGTGGAAAGGCCGTCGCCACCGCCTTTAGCCAGGGGAGGCGTGAAGGTGGCGGCATCACTGCAAGCCAAGGCGGCTTGTTCCAGCGCCGCGTCCTTGAGGGTCTGCTTAGACTTGGCTGCGTACTTCTGGATGGCCGCCATGAAATCCGCGTAGGACTTCGGCTCGATGGAGACCTTGACCACAGGTTTACTGGTTGTCGTCGATGACGACGAGGGTGATCCATGCCGACCCGGGCTTGTAGGTCTGGGTCGTGATGCGGACGGTCTTCCCGCCAGCCACGATTTTCTTGCGCTGGGCGAGGGAG